TGTAACACCAAACCTTGGTTCCCCAAAACTAGATGCCGTAATGGACTACATCACTCAAGTTCTTGATGAAGACCCAAAGAACAAGGTAGTTCTTTTTTCATTCTTTAAAGAAAACTTAAAGCTCTTAAAAGCAGCCACTGCTCGCATTACTAACAGTGTTCTTTTTACAGGTGACATGTCATCGGAAGAAAAAGATCAAGCTAAGCAACAATTTTCCAATGACCCTAACACTCGGCTCTTCTTATCATCAGACGCTGGTGGTTACGGCGTTGACCTACCTATGGCCAACTACTTAATCTCTTATGACCTTCCCTGGAGTAGTGGAAAGCTTGAACAAAGAGAAGCTCGTATCATTAGGTTGTCTTCTCAGTTCTCTCATGTTACGATTGCCACGTTCGTCATGCAAGGTTCCATTGAAGAAAGACAATACGAGATGCTTCAGCAGAAGCGTTCAATCAATGAAGCTTTTGTTGACGGAAAACATCACGACATTCGTGGTGGATTTGACATCATGTTAGGTAGTCTTACGTCTTTCCTAAGAGAATCACAGGTTTAAAATGTCAGACAAAGTTGATAAAGACACTATTAGTCGGTTAATTGAGGAATACAAAAACTCAAGGCACATGGCAGACAAAGTTCAAGCACGAGTTGATGAGTTTAAAAAAGAACTAACTCGTTTAGTAAAAGCACATGGCAAACCTGACGATAAAGGCCACCTATGGCTCCCTGGTTTAGAGAATCAGGTAAAGCATGAACGTCGCGTAAGCAAATCCTTTGATCTTCAGTCCGCAAAAGAATGGGCTAAAGAAATTGGAATTTGGGATGAAGTCAAAGAGGTAGTTGAAACTACCAGCGAAGACCAGATCTTAAAGTACGTGTGGTCACACCCAGAGCACGAGTCCACACTTGCCTCTTTCTATAGCGAGAAAGAGTCATGGGCATTTAAAGTTGTTGAACAAAAGAGCTACGACGATGAGTAATCTGTACAACCCATACACAAAGCCAAAAAAAGAAGAAAACCCCCACATGCCTGCCAAAGATCAGCTTATGATTGAAAACAAAATGTTGGCAAAAAAAGTGCGTGAGTTAAGAGCAGAAGTTGAATTACTCAAAGCAGTAATTCAAGATATAGACGAAGAGTATTTTAATGAATCGTGACCCTCTTGACTTCTTTAATAGTCTTCCAGATTTTCCTGGCAGGACACCCCCAAAGAATCGCAAGATTGTTTCAAAAGATCCTTTAGCTGAAGATAGGCTTAATGGCGCCAAGTCAAAGAGCATGAAGATCAATGGCGTTGACAGACAGTTTTTTACAGTAGGTGAATTAGCTAAGGCAGTTAACCGTAAGCCCGTTACAATCAGGTCATGGGAATTAAACGGTTGGTTGCCAAAAGCCAAGTACCGAACACCAGCACCCAAGGGAACACAAATTCCTGGAAAAGTTGCAAAAGGACGTAGGCTTTACTCGCTAGAGCAAGTAGAGTTTCTACTAACCGCGCTGTTGCGGTTTGAGATAGACGACCCGGCCAAGGCCAACTGGGACGGCTTCAGACAGCACATAAAAAACCAATGGCCCAACGATTAAGGAAAAACATTATGAGCAGATACGAAGATGACGAAAACGAAATTGTTGAGGATGCACCAGTGCGTGCGCCCAAGACAACTAAGTTAGTAGTTGACAATATTAAGTTAGTAGTTGAAGATAGTGACGAAGAGGAAGAGCGACCTGCTTCTGCCTCTAGGGTAATTCGTCGTGGTTGGGGTGCAGCAGATTCTGTTAAGCACGCCGACTCACCATACGCACAACGGTTGCGTGTAATGGAAGATCCAATTGTCATCAAGTTCCTTGAAGACGAACCCTACGCCTCTTACCGCCAGCACTGGGTAGAGCGTTCAGGTCAGAAGTCATTCACTTGCATTGCGGACATTGACCCTAAGGGCTGTCCTCTTTGTGACGCAGGTAGCCGTCCGTCAACACGCTTTGCATTTAACGTAGTTTTGCTTAGCCCAGACAGCGACTCAACAATCAAGTCCTACGAAGTAGGCCCACGAGTAATTGACCAACTTAAGAACTTTCACAATGATCCCCGCCAGGGACCTTTGTCAAAGCACTTTTGGGCAGTCAGCCGTTCAGGTAAGGGCGCAACATCTGCTACCAACCATCAGTTGGTAAAGGACCGCGACCTTGAAGAGTGGAACCTCACTGAGCCCACTGCGGAAGAACTTAAAGATTTCCGTAACAAGTCCTACACTCCGGACATCATTCAGATTCCTTCTCGCAAGGATCTCCAGCAGATCGCTCTCGAGGATCTGGACGACTGATATCCGTGGCGCATGATGCGTTTGAGGTGGGGGGCAGAAATGCCCCCCACTTTGTATCTACAGTAGAAGAACTAGAAGAGATTGTCCGCGTAGTACAAGAGCACGGAGCTTTTGTATTTGACGTTGAAACATACGGTGCTATTGACCGCCACCCCGATGTTGAAAAATGGATTGAAAAGGAATGGCAGGAGCATCTTGCTACTCTGAAAACAACTAACGATGATGTACTGGCTCGTGCTAGGGAAATCATTGTTGGTCGTTGGAAGAACACACTTGCACTTGACCCACTTCGTAACAGCGTATTTTGGATCGCCATTGCTACAGAGGGTCGATCATGGGCAATCCCTATGGGTCACCCAAATGGTGAAGTAATCGTTCCAGAAGAACGAGGCGATGGTTCTACCGTGCCTCCCCCTGGCTACAGGAAGTTTACGGCCAGTGGCAAAGAGTCCATGGCCAAAGCTAGGTATTTTAAGCCAGCAGTGTTTAGCCCCGCACCAAAGCAACTAACCCCTGCACAGGTGTTTGAGGCTTTGCGACCTTTGTTCTTTAGTGACATCGTTAAGATTGGGCACAACGTAAAGTTTGATGCACGTTCAGTTCGTAAATACTTTGGTGGGGATTTGCCTGAGGGGCCTTTCCTTGACACGATGCTTATGCAGCACATTGTTAATGAGAACTTGATGGAGTACAACCTTGCGCACTTGATCTCTCATAACTTTGAGGGGTTCAGTGCTTACCATCGTGACGGCAAGCTAGGCGCAATCATCACTGAGGTTTCTTTCTCAAAAGCCTTACATTACGTTCACTTAGACGCACGCTGGACTTGGCTTTTATACAAGGTGTTATATAAAAAGGTAACACATGTGCCTGAACTGCTTCATTGCTTGCGTCAAGATATGCAGGTGTTGCGGGTAATCATGGAGATGGAAGACACGGGTATCCCAGTCAACCAACGCGAGATGACCGCTTTAGGCAAGCGTCTTGAGGTTAGGTTAAATGAGATACTTCTAGACCTTAATGACTACGCTCCCCCAGGATTTAACCCCGACAGCTCAAAGCACAAACAACAGTTGCTATTTAATAAGAAGCGTGAGGGTGGCCTTGGACTCAAATCGGTCAAGACAACCCCTGGTGGCAACGCCTCAGTAGATGAAGAAGCTTTACATAAACTCGAGACTAAGCATCCAGTTGTACCTATGTTGCTTGAGTGGGCGGAAACAAAGAAGTTGGTTACAACTTACGTTGATGGGTTACTACCAAAACTCCACAATGGCAGACTGCACCCATCGTTTCACCTACACAGGACTGCAACTGGCCGTCTGTCCTCAAGCAACCCCAACCTGCAGAACATTCCCCGCGACAGTACGGTGCGTAACCTATTTAGGGCACCAGCAGGTTATGAACTACTAGTTGCTGACTATGACCAGATTGAGCTTCGGGTTATGTGTATGTTTTCCCATGACCTTAAAATGAGCGAGTTTTTCCTTACAGGAGAAGACATTCACTCAGGAGCAGCGGCACTTGTGTTAGGCAAGGACGTTAGCGAAGTTACTGCAGAAGAACGCCAACTTGGTAAAGGCGTTAACTTCTTGACCGCCTATGGCGGTGGCGCACAAAAGCTTGCCCGTACAACTGGCATAGATGAAGACCATGCTAAGCATGTCATTGATCAGTATTACCGACAGTTCTCGGGTATTACCAAGTGGAAGCAAGAAGTCATTGCCGAGGGTAGGTCCAAAGGTTACGTATCCACAATCTCAGGGAGACGCCGGCATTTGCCAGACCTTTGTTCATCAGATAACAACTTGAAAGCACGAGCAGAACGGCAAGCAGTAAACGCAGTTGTTCAAGGTTCAGCTGCTGACATCTGCAAGAAAGCAATGATTGACGTTTATGAAGCCCTATCAGGGCTTGAAGCAAACATGCTGGTACAAGTTCATGACGAATTGCTAGTTATGACACGAACCGAATTATCTGCTGATATATTCCCAGTAATGATAAACGCTATGGGAGACGGGGTTGTGTACGAAGGTATACCATTAAAGGTATCAGGCCACGCAGCATCCAGTTGGGCCGAGGCAAAAGGTAAATAGCATGCCCCACACCCCCATAGACAAGCGAAACTTCTACCTGTCCCTTTCAATTGCCGAAGGTCAAAAGATTGCATCTTCGGCTGGCTTTTCCGTACCTTCAACAGAAGTACAGGAAAGCGAAATCATGGACATTATTAGCAAGTGGGTAATTCTTGCCAGTATGGGGATCTTTGAGACAACTCAAAACTGCGCTGAATGGATGCTGGAAGTTGTCAAAGTACACAATGACTTAACTGAATCTGAACTTGAGAACACAAAGAATGTAATCCTCTCTTTTGGTATGGCTTTAGTTTCTCACCTTGTAGACAACGACATGTTGTTGCTTCCAGAGAGAGTTGGAAGTAGCCTCGTTAAAGAAGACAGTTCTGCTATCTTTAGTTTCTTAACTTTTGCAACCGAAGACGACGAAGAGGAAGATTACGAAGATGAGTGATTGGTGGTCACGTCAGTTATCAAATCCACAGCAACGTACGGCCCCACGGCAGGAGAGTTATTCTTCACCTCCCATTACGCCTCCTGTACGTTTTGGTTCTATTCAAATTCCAGTACAGCATCAGCCACAACCTCAACAACCACAGCAACGTGTACTTGATGAGAATCGTGCACCTACTGAGAATGTTTCTATGGGTGACGCAATCCGTTTGTGGAAGGGTGGCGAAGCCGCCAAAAAACAACCCGATATGTATTGTCCCGAATGTGGTAGTCAAAACATCTTTGTTCGTACAGCCAAAGGTGGCAACACCATGATTTCAGGTAGTAACCCAGCACCCCGTTGTTTTGAATGCGGTTGGAATGGTATTTACGATCAAGGTTCGCAGTCCTCTTGGGCTGTCTAATTAGGAGCACAAATTGAAAATTGAAGAGCATGAGACGCTTGCGTCTATTATTGCGTCCATCAACAAGAAGTACGGCGAAGACATCGTTGTCCAAGGTAACAGGGTTAAGGAAGAGCTACCACGTATTACAACTGGCATCCTTGCTTATGACCTAATGCTTGGTGGTGGGTGGCCTATGAACCAATGGTCTGAGATTATTGGTGATGAGTCATCAGGTAAAACAGCAATTGCTTACAAGACTATTGCGGCTAACCAAGCATTAGACCCTGAGTGGATTGCCATGTGGGTTGCTGCAGAAGAGTTTGTTCCTGAGTACGCCGCATCAATTGGTGTTGACTTAGAGCGTCTCTGGGTTGTTGAAACCAACATCATGGAGCATGCCTATGATCTAATCATTAGAGCTATGCAAAACCGTGCCGTTGACTGCATTGTTCTTGACTCACTCCCAGCACTTGTTCCTGGCGATGAGGATGAAAAGACCATGGCAGAATTTCAAATGGGACTCGGTGCACGCCTTACTGGCAAGTTCTTCCGTAAGTCATCCAAAGCGCAGAAGCGTTCTATGGTTAACGAAGACCGTGGTTGCACTGGGCTTATTATCAACCAGTGGCGTGAAAAGATTGGCGTCATGTACGGCGACCCCCGCACTACGCCAGGTGGTAAAGCTAAAAACTTCCATTACTTCTGCCGTGTTGAAGTCAAGCGTGATGAGTGGATTAAGGAAAAGGATGAGCCAGTAGGACAGACTATTCGTGGTCGTACCATGAAGAATAAGACCTACCGTCCACAACAGGTGGCACAGGTTGACTTCTACTTTACTGACTCAAACGGTTTCTCTCTTGGTGAGTTTGACACCATAAAAGATATCGTTAACATCTGTATTGCTACAGAAATCATTACTCGTGGTGGCGCGTATTACAATTATGACGGTCAAAAATGGCAAGGCAAAGACGCCTTGTTACAGGGTGTACGAGAAGACTTGGGGTTGCAGGCAATCCTTAAGCAGAAAGCCACAGAGAAGTTCCTATGATTCTTGGTCGTGAAGACCCAAAAGATAAACAACGCCAAATAATGAAAGCCTCTAAAAAACAGGAACTACGATCTGCTAAGGCTTACAATGGCAGTCGCAATGCAGGATCAGGTTCTGGGTGGATGCGCAAGAACGACGTGCGCACCCATGACATGCTTATAGAAAACAAATTGACGTATAACGAAAAGTCTTATTCAATTAAGGCAAAAGAATTACAGGAGTTAACACAACGTGCTGTACTTGAAGATAGGCTTCCTGTGTTGCAGTTCGATATTGGCGGGCGTAATTACGTCATCCTTAATGAAGCAGACTTTCAAATGATTATTGGAGAATAATGGACTCAGTAACGTATGGCCCAGCAGGAGACCCAGCAACCATTGCAGAACGTGAATGGTTTTGGAAAGAAATTGAACGTTGGAAAAAGATTTCCCACGACCTGTATATGGCCGCAGCTCATATGGACAATTGCAAACCCTGCAGGAATAGGTCAATTCCAGCAATGTATAACTACGAAGAGGCAACCAATGACTGACTCACATGTTGAAAACGCTCACCTTGATTTAGGTATTCAAATTGAAAAGCTATTAAGTGACCGTGCTCATTTGGCAAGGATTATTTCGTCAATGTACAACTGGGAAGATAAAGGCGTTGAGGACATCATTGCTGCTTTTCCAAGGGAAATTAATGACTGATACCCCATGGTACATGCAGGACTATAAAAAAGCCATGCGCTCTAAGGGTAGGTTAATCCCTCTTGTAGAAGCACAGATCATGAAGTCAAATGTCGAACGCAATTCTGGCAGAGACACTCAACACTTGCACCCAAGTGAGATGGCTAAAAAAGAATGGTGCCCTCGTGCATCTGTTTACAAGATTACTGGTGTAGAAGGCAAAGCAGAAAACCTAGCTTTCAGTCGTCTGAATGTTTTTGAGGAAGGACATGCAATCCATGAGAAGTGGCAAACTTGGTTATGGAAAGCGGGAGTCCTCGCAGGTCTTTGGTATTGCAAAGCGTGTGATCATACTTGGAATGCAACTGCTCCTAGTTCCTGCCCTAGCTGCTCTTCTGTTCGTCTTAAGTACCGTGAGGTTCCTATACATAGCGATGAATACAGAATCTTGGGCCACGCCGATGGAGAAGTGGTTGATGCGGAAGGCCGAGCACTCATTGAAATCAAGAGTGTAGGCGTAGGCACAGTTCGTTTTGAAAAGCCAGGATTGTTTGCAGATTACAGCAAAGGTGTAATTACCTTAGATGAGATGTGGAAGAACATTAAAACCCCATTTGCATCTCATATACGCCAAGCAACTTTGTACATGTACTGCACTGGCATTGACACCATGGTGTTTATCTATGAGTGGAAACCCACACAAGAAATTAAAGAGTTCACAATCAAGTACAACGAAGAAATTGCTGCTCCCATACTTGAAAACTGTAAGGTTGTTATCAAATCCCTTGAGGAAAACACAACCCCTGAACGCCCAGATTGGGCAACATCAACAACATGTAACGGCTGTAAGTACTGCCCATATAAGAAAGTGTGTTGGGAATGACTCGTATTATTACTAGAGAAATACCAGACCATCCTGCTATTACTAAATTCAATAACAAGTTTTCATTGCCACAGCGCCCAGACGATCAGATCCCAACAATCCCGTTTGACTTAGATGACATGTCGGACTCAGATCTTATGGAATCTTATGCAAAGTTTATGGCTTGGGTGTCTTATGCTAAGGCTGAACTAGTCAAGTCAGAAATTGACGAAGACCAAGAATTTAATACTTGTCGTGTACTAGAAGCCAGAGTTCTTATTGAGCAATGGGGTGCTGATGCTAAGGGAGATAGGGTTACAATTGCTAAGGCTAGGCGAGATGTAGATACCCGAGTTGTAGACCAGCAAGAGAAATATCAAGTTGCTCGTGCCTACAGGAAGTTAATTGAAACAATGTTTGAGTCTTGCGAACGTGGCGCACAGTTGCTTTCACGAGAACTTAGTCGTAGGATTGGCCTACACAGCAAAGAACAACGTACATCACGATTTGGAGCATGACATGTCAACATGGCAAGAAGAAGGCATTAGAGCAGCCAGGGAACTTAATGAACGTGCACGTCAAGAGGGTAATGCTAGGGCCTCCGTTGGTCCTATTAACGAAGTAAATCAGACTCTTAAAGAAATTAAAGCTTTATTAATTGAGATTAGAGAAGCAATTAAGAATGGCTAATCGTGCTAAGCAGAAGGGTACTTCGTTTGAAACCCTTATAAGAACCTATCTTAATGATAACGGCTTCCCGGTAGCTCACCGAACCGTCTTAAAAGGTGGCGGTGACACTGGGGATATCAATGGCATTAGAAATAAAGTAAATCGCCAAGTTGCTTTACAATGCAAAAATCAAAAGGCATTCTCACTTAGTCAATGGCTAAACGACACGGTTGAACAAGCGGCTAATTTAAAGGGTGCTCTACCCGCTTTGGTTGTTAAACGGCCTGGTAAAGGGGAAAAAGCAGTTGGTGATTCATACGCTGTGCTTAGGTTATCTGACTTGGTTGAGTTACTAAAAGAGGCCGGTTACTCATAGTATTAAACAAGCACCAATTGTTTAATACGGAGTAAATCATGTCAGAAGAACAACCAGTTGACGATATTGTCAAAGTTTCAGGAACCAGCAACCCCCAAAGCGTTGGGTCTATTGTTGCTCGCTCAGTAGTAGCAGGACATTCACCCAAGATCCGTGCCATTGGAGCCAGTGCAGTTAACCAAGCTACTAAAGCTTGCGCTATTGCTCGTGGCTTTGTAGCACCTCGCGGTATTGATTTATCATTTGTTATTGGCTTTGACGATATCCAAGGTGAAAACGGCGAAACCATTTCAGCTATTACATTTAAACCAGTAGCTCGCTGAAAATCTTGCCATGCCACAAAGTGGTAATATCTATATAACTCTCTTATCTTTGTGAGGTAATAATGGCAAGTAGTAAAGCCGGCAATAAGGAACGCAAACTTCGCCGTGAGGCTGGTATCACCCAAGGTGGTGGCGCTAGTCGTGGTAAAGCTAAAAAGGCCAAATCAGCCAGCGGTCGTCGTGTAAGTGACCCAAACGTTGAGCTTAACCCTGAAGCAAAACTACTTACTGGTCAAACGGTACGCGAACGCACAGAAGAGCCGCTACCTATGTCAGACATCTCTCCAGAGATGGGACGTTCACCAGATGCTTCAACAGGTTTGTCAGACACCACAAATACTGGTAGTGTTGGAACTGATTTAGCTGACATCCTTGATTCATCAGGGGCAGCTTTTGACGACGCGGCAAGGTCTGTAAGAGACATTGAAGAAGGCAATGTAGTAGTAGTAAGGGATAATAAAGGAAAAGCAATCCCTCAATACTCAACAGGTTACTTGCTGTCTGCAAAAACAAAACTTCCTCCAGAAGAACGCAATCGTCGTAATGCTTTGACAGAAGAACGCACAACTAGGCGTCAAACAAAACTTGCTAAATCTGCAAAAAACATGCCCGTTACCTCAAAACAAGCAGCAAAAAGTCAAGCAGAACGCCTTGAAGATGTTGATCTTTCTGACAAAGGCGTAGAAAGAGCACAAGTTTTAGGTAGGCCAGTAATGAAAGCCCCTAGGGTTGTTACCGCGGACCCTCCTCAAGCTGGCATTAGGTTTCAAAAAGACAAACAAGGCAAGATTCGATCAAGCGCCGTACCACGTGGCAATCCTGCCCAGCCAAAGCCTGTTTCACGTACCGACACAGCTCTTAGAAGGCGCGCTACTGAAGCACAAAAAGCTTTGGAAATGTCAGAAGCAGTTCAAGAACTTGACTCATACCGTGGTGGTTTAACTAGGGCAGAACGTGCAGATACTGGTCGTCAAAATGATGTACGACTTGCACCAGTTGCTGATGAAAATGTTTCTCCTCAAGTGCAGTCAACTGCCGGTCAGTACATTGACCAAGGGTCAGCAGTTGGTGGACAACTTGTTTATGATGAAACCAACTTTAATCGTTCAGTTACTCGTGGTGAAGCTTTAGCAAACTCTAACAACCCATTAAATAGGCAGCAACGTTCGTACTTTCGTCGTTTAAATTCTCCAGCAGCACGTTCTGGTGCTGTTACAAAACTTGATCCAAATACTCGTGGATCTAGCATGATTAGTAACCAATTTAGGGCAAACGTACAAGCATTGGCAGAAGCTTCAGATGCTACCCGAATTAAAGCTGGTGAAACTGGTGTAATTGATGAACAAGGCAACATCAACTACACCGACACAGCTGGAAATGTTGTGCAAACTTCCCCAGTTGAGACTTATGGTGGTTTGCCTCTTAAAGACGCGCTCGATAGCCCAACAAAATTTAATACAGTTTTAGGTCGTGTTCGCAAAAACAAACGTAATACTGAAATTGATCCGTTTTCACGCAGAGGCAATAGCGAAAGAACCATGTCTTCTGTTACCGAAGACATGGAAGCAGACCTTGAAAACCTCGGCACTGGAGGCACTCCCTCTGAACGTGCAGCCTCTTTTATTGCCGCAGCACCAAACAGTGTTAAAGCGGCTGAACGTAGTGCCATGGTTTTTACAGGGTCAGGTGGCGAACTTGCAACTGGTTCTGTTGATAAACCAACAGAAACTACCATTATGCGACCTTACAAAGATGCAAGCGGCCTTGAATCAACACGGTCATTGCGTGAAGAGGTCCAAGAAAACTGGGCACCTTACCGAGACAAGCTAAAGTCTGTTGCAGCAGCAACAGATCGCCCCCTTGACTCATTGACAGTTGATGACGCTATCCGACAATATGGTATTCAAGAAGGTACTAGGCGTGACAATACCAAAGAAATGGAAAGTTTTCCAGGCAGGCGTGCTGGCCAAAGCGCACTTAGGTACCGTAAAAGTATTACTGATCCTGCAACTGGCAAATCAGTTTCTGGTAGGGGTATTAACGCCGCTGTAGCAAACGTGCGTGTTAACACCCAAGGAGCAGCAGCACCAACAGACGATGAACTTGCAAGAATGCGAGCCACGCAACCACGCCTTGCTAACGTTCTTTCTAGGTTGCCAGGTTCTGCTGGAGCATTAGTTGCATCAGTAGTTAACCCACATCAATTAGGTTGGCATGGCCCAATTCACCCAGATGATCAATCACGCATTGATGAAGCTTATGCGCGTGGTACACAGAAGGTAAATTACCCTGGTTTTGGTGAAGTTGAAGCTGGTATTGGCACAGTTGAATCACAAAAAACAGATGCTGTTAGGGCTTACCCAGCTTCTGAACGTGGTGAAATTCCTGGTTCTGTAAACGCAGACTTCAAAGTTCCAGGTGGTACAGCTTCAAGAAAAGTTATTGTTAATCCAATTCCAGAAGTTAAAGGGACAGGATCAGCAGGCGCACGCGTAGACCGTGATTACGCTAAAAAAACATTAGTTACTGAAGCACTTGGATCGGATACTACACCTTGGGTTACTAGTTCTGGCGAACACATGGGTGGTTATGGTCCCGTTTACGCCCCTCATCAAAACATAGCACGTACAACCGTCCCAGCAGTTGTTGCCGGTCGAGACACCACTTCATTTACTGGCTCTGGTGCTTATTTTGACCCAACAGCAGTTGTTGCCACTAGGCAAAACCTCCAGCGAGCGGCAGCACGCCCAACTCGTCGTGCAGGTCTTGCAGCTGCTCGGTCTGTTGCAGAAACCCGACGTAAAGAAGCTAACCCAATGCCAGCACCTGCTGTTCGTGACGAAGTTACCGCACTTCCCGCTAAT